TACCTAACTATATCAACCCGGACGAAGCACTTGCGACCAAGGTAGAAAGTGCTTTCGACCAAGGCCCCAACCACTTCGCTCTGAATCCCTCTTCTCTGACTCCTGAATCCCAAAAGGCAGAAATCCAAGAGCGCGCGCGCCCGTTCTTAGGTGAGCCAAAGGCGAAGACGAAAGCGCCTGCGGCTTTTGAATTTGAAATCCCTGGAGGCGAGATAGTCCGGCTGTCCGAGAAGGGCGTCAAGGATTGGGAAGAGGCATACCGCTATCTGGACGTGCGGGCCGAGCTGCGATGCATAGCGGACAAGCCCGTTTCAGCCAGAGCCCGTTGGACCAAAGAGGGCTGGTACGGCACGCTCTCTGCCTGGCTGCGCACGGCCAACGCCAAGGCCAAAGACGCCGATCCGCTCTACGACCCCTCGGACCCAACCGGCGAGAAGCGCTCCGCACGCGAAGACCAGGAGCAACGGGACTACTTCGAGCGCAACGGCATCACCCCACCGCCCAGGCCGATCTACACGCAGGACGACTACCTGCACGGCAGGGTGCCCGGCTGCATCGGCTACGTGGGCGACAAGGCCCAGCAGCAGGAGTTGCCCGAGGGCGTGCCGGAAGACGTGGGCGCACTCGTGGCACAGCTCGCAGAGGCCAAGCATGCGGCGGACTGATGCAACAACCGGCAACGGCAATCGTTACTGAACGTGACCAAGGAGGGGTGAGGCGATGAGAAGGTACAAATGCAACGTCTGCGGATTCGCAGCATGGCGACCGCGCAAGGACGCCTGCTTTGCTTGTGGCAGCGTCAACGTCGAGCAATCCGAGCAGTCGCGCGAGTACGACCGCAAGAAGAACACAGCGAAAGCCGAGCGGCGCGGGACGGCCAAATCAGAAAAACTCGCGCAGAAGGCGATTAGAGCGAAGATAGAGCGCCGGGCCTTGGGTAGGGTGCCGACACCCGACCCTTTCGCCGGAGAGGTGGCCCAGGGCGTTTCCTGGGGCCATGCCTGGGGTGGGCTCGACCCGCTCCCTGCTGGCGACTACCCGGCGAGGTTCAGGCGGCAATCGAACTCGGACCATGCAGCATAGACCGGATGCCATTCTAGGAGGAACCCATGAGCGACACGACAAAGACAACACCCCTGCCCGCAGAGCGCATTGCCGAACTGCGCACGGCAATGACCAGACAGGATGCCAACGACGATATCTGGCTGAACGAGATCACCTCTCCAGAGGAACTGTTGGCGTTGATCGCCATGCTCACGCCAGTCGAGCCGAGAGGGAGTGCAGAAGAAGCTTGGAGAGCGTTCTGGGAGAAGCGCAAGCTCCCCGACGAGGCTTTCATTGCCCCAGGATACGCGGTGGCAGACGACATCGCCGAGTTTGCCGAAGAGTACGCCCGCGCACCCAGGCTGACGGTGGGGCAGAGGGAAGCGGTGAAAGAGATCGATGCCTCGGGAAAGCTTGTTTGCCCGCCTGACAGTTACGGACAGGCTGTCGAGATAAGCCTCAACTCTTGGCGTAAGTTCCGCGCCGCCTTCGCTGCGGAATTTGAGGAGGTGGAGGGATGAAATCCGCTGTCGTAGAATCAGACAACAGGTTCATTACCAGAGCCGTGCGCATTTGCCTGCCCCTGGTCGATCTCATGGCCGAAGGCCGCATGAGCTGGGCCGACAGGGAGAAGTTCAGCGCGGCCATTGCGGAGACCATCCATGAGGCCAAGAGCATGGACGCCGAGATTGCCATGCTGCACGGGCACGACAACTGCGGAGGCGCAAGCGCTAAGGAGGCACCCCATGAATGAGCACAAGCCGAACTGCGACTTAAATACTGCGTTCGACGGATACCCCTTGACCTGCACCTGTGGCGCCGACAAGCCCACCCCGTCAGCGCCCACCGCCGAGCAGGTGCGGGAGGCGAGGGAGTATGTACGAGACATGACCGATAAGCGCATTGCCACATGGTCCGACTCGGCTATTGATGCCGCTGTAACCCTCCTCACCGCGCTCGACCGGGCGCAGGAGGAATGCGCTGACAGAGCCGCAGTGCAGGCTGACCTTGCTCACCAGTTGAACGCCTTCGAGCATGATCGCGTTGTCCCGCTGATCGAGGAGCGTGACGCCGTCCGCGCCGCGCTCGACAAGGCGCAGGGGGAGATGGAGAGGCTTCTGGATGTGATGAAGGCACACAACATCCGGCCACAAGGAAAAAGCATCTTGCAGGACTTGCCAGAGTGGGACGCCCTCTGCGCCGAGAACGCCCGGCTGGTGGAGGAACTTGCCACGGCTGACCGCACCGAGATCAAGCTTGTGCAGCGCCTCAACGCAGCGGAAGCCCGCGTTGGTGAAGTCCGCGAAAAGAACGCCGCCCAGGCCGAGCAGATCAAGCGGCTGAGGGAGGCCATGACGGAGGCGGCCCGCACAACTAACGACCACACCACCACGGACTATCTTGACGCAGCCCTCAGGGGGGCCAGCAAATGAGCAACCACCGCGAACATGACGAACAGGTCGCGCTGTTCCGCTGGTCGGCCATGGTCAGTGAGAGCCAGTACCCCGGCCTGGACCTGATGTACGCCATACCCAACGCGGCCCGCAGGAGCCCCCGGCAGGGCGCGTGGATGAAAGCCGAGGGGATGAAGCCGGGCATGCCCGACGTGCATCTGCCGGTGCGCTGTGGCGACAAGGCCGGGCTTTGGATCGAGATGAAGGCTGACAAAAACAAGCCGACGGAGAACCAGAAAAATCGCATGACGAAGTTGACCAAGGCCGGGCACGTTTGCGTGGTCTGCTACTCGTGGCAGGAGGCCGTGGCCGCAATCGACAGGTACTATGCGCTTGAGGTGTGGAAATGACCCGCCTCTTCCCCCTCCTCCTCTTCGCCGCCCGGCTGTGCTGCCTGATCGCCTACGCCAGGCTTGAGCGCGAGGCAGACCGCGAATGGCAGAGCGTGATGGACGCGATACCCAGGCAGATGGAGGCGAGGCGTTGAGCAAACCCAAGCGTGCCCCCTGGTGCCCCGTCTGCCGGGTCCCTGGTTCTCGCTCCATCAAGGGCGGGCCGTGCCAGAAGTGCGCGCCTCGGGCCGGACAAAAGCAGGGACAAGATTTACCTCGCAGGTCGGGGATTGTCCTTGAAACACAGCTACTAGATATGGACAAAATCGAGGACATGATAGCCTCCTGCACCATCAGGAGCGTCGAGGCCATCAGCCCGGAGATTACTTTGGAGCGCTACGCCAATCCGCAGACGGGAGAGCGCGTTGAGCGCCTGACCGTGTGCAGAAAGGAGGCCTGATGCCTGAGCCTTACATCCCATGCCCCAAATGCTCCGGCCCTATCAGGGTGCGCAAGTCCGGACCGCTCCTGGCCGAAGAACGCACGGGGCTGCTCGTGCGTGAATGCCTGGTGGAATGCTCCGGCTGCGGGCGCAAAGGAAAGATGCTCGTGTCGCTCGACGTGGGCCTTTATCTCGACTCCGATCTACACGTAGACCAGACCCCATTGAACACGCCCTGAGTTTGTGCGTAGCTTCCCACCAAACCGGGAGAGCAGCGCATGCCCAAGTATCCAGACCTGACGGAGCAACTTTCCGGGCACGAGGGGCTTGAGTTCGAGGCCTACCCCGACCCGCTCAGCCCGCTCTATGCCGCATGCAAAGAGGCTGGCGTCTCGCCCTACCGTGGCGGGTACAAGGCTGTTCCGGGCTGGCAGCGCATCGACGCCTCGCCTTGGACCATCGGACGCGGCCACAACCTCGAAGCCCACCCCGACCCCGCCTATCCCGCAGCCCCAGGCACCACATGCACGCTCGAACAGGCCGACGCATGGCTTGAGTCCGACATCGCCGAAGCCGAGGCGTCCATGCTGCACCGCTGGCCGTGGATGTCTGCCCTTCCGCGCAGCGTCTACCTGGCCCTACTGAACATGGTGTTCAACATGGGCGCGGCCCGCTTCTCCGGCTTCCAGGAGACGCTCTACCACCTCAAACGTCACGAATACGCCCTGGCCGCAGACGAGCTTGTGGACTCGCTGTGGTTCCGCCAGGTCGGTAGCCGCGCCCGGCGCATCGTCGCCCAGGTGCGGAAGGGGGAATAGGACATGGACGCTGGATACGGTTGGGCGGTCATCATCGGGATCGTCGGCATAGCGGCGTTCTGTCTGGCCGTTATCGGGGCCATTTTCGGAGCGGTCATGTGGGGCATGGGCTGGACGCTTTTCGGCGGGTATGACCCGGCGTGGATGTTCTGGCCGTGCCTGGCCATCATCGCGTTCATGACGCTGTGGGGGAGGTGGAAGTAATGGGGCTTATCGGCATTGACTCCATCACCGGGCTGTTCGACACCATCGTCAAGCGCATCTGGCCGAACAAGGAGCTTGCCCAGGTCCACACGCATGACGAGGCCATGGGCCAGCAGGCCACGAACACGGCAGAAGCCCAGACTAGCGGTGGTGGGGGTGCCATCGGTCTGCTCAAGTCCTGGCGGGGGTTCGTCGGCTGGTGCATGGGGTTCGCCATGATCTGGCAACTTGTTATCCGTCCGCTGCTTATGGGTGCGTTTCCTGGGCATAGTTTTCCGGGCTACACGGCAGAAGAGATGGCCCTACTCGGACGAGTTTTACTCGGTATGCTTGGTCTTTCTTAGTCGCTTACTCTGGGGATAGGGTAGCTCCCGACAAGGCCGTAACCCTGACCGGCTTTCCCCAGGAACCAAATCAGGAGCACCGCAGGAGTGCAGGAATGCAGTACATCGAATTGACACAAGGATACGTGGCAGCAGTGGACAGCGCAGATTACGAACGTGTTTCAGCCCACAAGTGGTACGCCAGTGTGCGGAGTCGCGCAGACGGCAGTGTTCGCGTGTACGCCATGCGTCACGTTCTCCGCGAAGGTGGTGGGCGGACGGCGCAGATGCTGCACAGGTTCGTAACGGACACTCCAATGGGGATGTACATTGACCACATCAACGGCAACGGCCTTGATAATCGCCGTGCCAATCTGCGCATCTGCACTTGCAGCGAGAACCTGCGCAACCAGCGGCCAAAGACAGGCGGTTCTTCTGCGTACAAAGGAGTTTGTTGGCGGAAGGATCGTGGCAAGTGGGTGGCCGGAATTAAGCTGAACGGGGAGCGGGAACACCTTGGCTATTTCGATTCCGAGCAGGATGCTGTCAAGGCATACGACCGGGCTGCGCTTTCCGCTTACGGGGAATACGCCAGAACGAATGGCCTGGGCGGCTGATGGTCACGGGCATGGACTCCACGCAGCTCCTGTTGTCCATCATCGGGATATTGCTCACCGGCATGTGGTGGTCCATCCGCACAGCTCTCGTGCGCCTGATGGACAAGCTGGACGAGATGGAAGCCCGCCAGACGAAAGTCGAGAAAGACTGTGTGACCTGGCCCGATCTGGAGAAGGTGGCGCTACAGGTCAACGGGCTGGATCGCCGCGTCACCATCGTTGAGACCACATGCAAGCAGGAGCAGGGGAAGTAGCCCATGGCCATGAACACCAAGCGCAAGCGCTTCGCGCAAGAGTACGTGGTGGACCTGAACGGTACCGCCGCTGCCGAGCGCGCGGGGTACAGATCCACACGCGCGAAGCAGACCGCTTGCGACTTGCTGGCCGATCCTGATGTGCAAGCCTACGTGCAGGAACTGCGTGAGGCCCAAGCCAAGCGCTGTGAGATCACGGCCGACATGGTGCTGGCCGAATACGCCAAGCTGGCCTTCCTCGACCCGCGCCGGTTCTTTGACGACTACGGCAACCTGCTCCCCGTGCACCAACTGTCCGCAGATGTTGCTGCCGCCTTGGCAGGAATGGACGTAGCGATGGAGCGCGTTGGGTTTGACGACGAAGGGAAGCCGATCTTGGGCCAGATCCGCAAGATCAAGTTCTCGGACAAGAAGGGCGCGCTGGACAGCGTGGCGCGGTGCCTGGGCATGTTCAAGGACAAGATGGAAGTTACAGTGAACGACTCTCTGGCCGAACGCATTCAGCGGGCAAAGGAGCGGGCCGGTGCTGCTGACTGAGCATGACGACGCCATTCTGGAGGCTGTCGCGCTCCACCAGTACGACCCGCAGGGCTGGTCGCTTTTTGCGTGGGACTGGGGCCAGGGCGAACTCGCCGGGCTCACCGGCCCACGCGTGTGGCAGTGGGATGTCCTCGGCATCATCCGCGAGCACCTAGAGAACCCGGCCACGCGCTACCAGCCTTTGCAACTCGCTGTGGCGTCCGGCCACGGCATTGGCAAAGCCCAGCCCAAAGAACTGGTGATCGATACACCCACAGGGAAGAAGCTCTGGGGTGACATCGTTGTAGGGGATGAGTTGTTCGGAGCCGATGGCAAGGCGACCAGAGTCATTGCTCGCCATGAACGTGGTGTGCGCGGTGTGTACCGCGTCACTTTCGATGACGGGGCTTCAACACTCGTGTGCGGAGAGCATGTCTGGGCCGTCAAGGGGCGCAACCAGCGCCGCTGCTCGCAGGGCTTTGTGGAGATGACCACCGAGGACATCGTCCGCGCTGGTGTCCGTAGGTCTAACGGTAAGTGCGAGTGTCGTCAGTGGGAACTGCCGACCAGCGGTCCGGTAGAATACGCAGCCCAAGCCCTGCCCATAGATCCGTACATTCTTGGGCTGTGGCTTGGTGACGGTGGCAGAAACACTGCCCGCATAACTTCCATGGACAGCGAAGTGGATTTCAACATCGACCTTCGCGGGTACACGACGCACTCTGGAAGAAAGGTTGGGACCGAAGCCAAGAGCATCACCGTCCACGGCATAGGCAAAGCACTTCGCGAACTGGGCGTTTTTGACAAGTACAGCTATGAAAAGCGTGTTCCCAGGATGGCGCTTGAAAATACGGCAGAGTGCCGTGCTGAAGTCTTGCGCGGGCTGCTCGACACTGATGGCACTGCCAACAGTGCTGGTTCAGTAATCTTTTCTTCCACCAGTCGCGGCCTCGCGGATGACGTTGTGTGGCTGGCGCGTTCGTTGGGCGGGAAGGCCAGTGTTTCACCCACGGTGAAGATGCCTTGGTACACCGGGAAAGACGGTCAGCGTGTCCCCGGTCGCCCGTGCTACAACGTCATCCTGAACATGCCGAACGGTTTCCGGTGCTTCTATGTGGAGCGCAAGCAGAGCAGATTACGTCCAGCGCAGCAAAGGTACATGTCCCGTTGGATCTCTAGCATCGATCTCGCCGGGGAAAGCGAGTGCATGTGCGTGACCGTCGAGGCACAGGATGGGCTGTACCTCACCAACGACTTTATCGTCACACACAATAGCGCTCTGATGGGCATGATCGCTTCCTGGGCCATGCCCTGCTTCGATGACGCGAAGATCGTCTGCACCGCGAACACCGACACGCAGTTGCGCACCAAGACCGTGCCCGAGGTTGGGGCATGGTTCAAGCGGTCCATCACGGCGCACTGGTTCGATGTGCAGGCCACCAGCATCAAGAGCGTTGACGATGGGCACGAGGACACCTGGCGCATGGATTTCGTGCCCTGGAGCCAGCACAACACAGAGGCCTTCGCCGGGCTGCACAACAAGGGCAAGATCATCATCCTGATGTTCGACGAGGCCAGCAAGATCCACGACAAGGTGTGGGAGGTCGCAGAGGGCGCGCTCACCGACGAGGACACGATTATCATCTGGATCGCGTTCGGCAACCCGACACAGAACAGCGGGCGCTTCCGCGAGTGCTTCCGCAAGTACCGCCACCGCTGGGTGACGCGCCAGATCGACAGCCGCACCGTGCCAGGCACAAACAAGGACAAGATCGCGCAGTGGGCCGAGGATCACGGAGAGGACTCCGACTTTTTCAAGGTCCGCGTGCGCGGGCAGTTCCCCTCACAGTCAGCGCTCCAGTTCATCAGCGGCGAGGACGTGGACGCTGCGCGCGAGCGCAGGCTGCGCAAAGAGCAGTTCAACTTTGCCCCCATCGTCCTGTCTGTTGACCCCGCGTGGTCCGGAGACGACGAGTTGGTCATTGCCATGCGCCAGGGGCTCTACTTTAAGGTGCTGGCCGCAATGCCGCGCAACGACAACGACATGGCCGTAGCGCAGATTGTGGCGCGTTGGGAAGACGAGCTGAAGGCTGACGCCGTAAACATCGACGCCGGGTACGGCACGGGCATTGTGAGCGGCGGGCGCACGTTGGGCCGCACATGGAATCTCGTCTGGTTCGCCGGGAAGTCCATGGACGCCGGGTGCCTGAACATGCGCGCCTACATCTGGCGCGAGATGCGCGACTGGCTCAAGTCTGGCGGCGCAATCGACCCTGCTGACGACGCGCTCTACCAAGACCTGATCGGGCCGGAAACGGTGGCCCGCATGGACGGCAAAATTCAGCTCGAATCCAAGGAAGACATGAAGGCGCGCGGCCTGCCGTCGCCCAACCGGGCTGACGCGCTTGCGCTGACCTTCGCCTTTCCTGTCGTGCGCAGGCAGCAGGCCCAGCAGCGCGCAACGACCACCTACGACGCTCTCAACTACGGGCTTTCCAAGCCGAACGACTACAACCCGTTGAACTACGGAGGGTGAAGGATATGTGCAGTGGACTTTTTGGCGGGGCACCCAAGTCCCCCGTCATCCCGGAGCCGAAGACCTACGAGACGACCAAGGACGCATCCGTGGCCGTGACCAAGGCGCGGAGCACCCAAAAGGAGAAGGCCGCTGCGGCGCTGGGCCAAATGGGCTCCATCGCCACCAGCCCGTTCGGCGTGAGCGGCGCGGCCACAACCGGCAACGGCTCCCTCCTGGGCGCGAAGTAGGAGGCCCTATGACTCCTTTGTACAGCCAGCAAAAGGAACTTGAAGACGGCTCCATGCTGCTGACGCAGTGGGGCTACTGCCGCAGCCAGAACGCCGTGCGCCTGGGCTACGCGGTCAACATCGTTGCCGTGCTGATGGGCCTGTTCCTGACGCCCAAGGAAGCGGGGCTGCTCATCTGCGTGCTCACTGGAGCGAGCTTCGGGGCCACCTACTTTGCCGAGCAGCTTCCGAGCCCTTGGCAGCTTCGCCTGGCGTGGGCGGGCATCGTGTTCACTGTCTGTGCCTACGCCGTGGCCCTCAAGGTCGCCCTGGTGCCCTGATGTCCGCCTTCATCCAGGAACTCACCCGCCGCCACGACGCCCTGCTACAGGAGCGCCTGTCGTGGGAGCCGGACTGGCGGGCCTGCGCCAAGCAGTTCCTGCCGCGCAAGATGCGGCTCATTGAGGCTGGCGACACCACGAACAAGGGCAGCCAGCTCAACGAGCTGATGGACAACACTGGCGTCTACGCCATGCGCGACCTCGTGTCTGGACTGTACGGGAACCTGACCCCTCCGTCGCAGATATGGTTCCGTGTGGGCCTTCAGGACGAGGCGCTTGAGCGCAAGGGCGGGACGCGCGAGTGGCTGGACGAGACTCAAAAGCGCATGAGGTCGCTCTTTGTCCGGGGCGGCTTCTACAACGCAGCGCGCTCCCTGTACGGGGAGTTGGGCACCTTTGGGACGGGCTTCATGTTCGCGCTGCCGGACGAGCAGACCGGGCTGCGCTTCACCACGCTCACGGTCGGCGAATATGCCCTGGACACCAACGAGTACGGGCGCGTGGACACGGTGTTTCGCACCATGGACCTGACCGCGCGCCAGATGGTGCGGATGTTCGGCTACGACAAATGCCCGGCCACGGTCCAGCGCGAGTGCGACAACCCGTCGTCGCCCCTGGCGCGCTTCAAGGTCGTCCATGCCATCTACCCGCGCGACGACCGCGCCCCTGGGAAGCTCGACGGCAAGAACAAGCGCTTCGCGTCCGTGTACTGGACCGAGCCCAGCGGCGGGAACAAGGGCGGCTCCGCGTCGGCTATCCTCTCCGAGAGCGGTTTCGACGCTTTCCCCGGCTTCGGCGTGCGCTGGGATGTCACCGGCAACGACATCTACGGCATCAGCCCGGCCATGCAGACGCGCCCGGCGTGCCAGATGGTGCAGCAGATGAAGCTCACGGCGCTCAAGGCCGCGCACAAGGAGTCCGACCCGCCGATGGTCGGCCCCGGCAGCCTGAAGAACATCGACATCTTGCCGGGCGGGCAAACCTTCGTGGACAACCCCGGCGCAGGCCCAGCGGTCTACCCGGCCATGCAGGTGCGCCCGCAACTGCAAAACACCCTGCTGTTCATCCAGGCCGAGCAGAATCAGGTCAAGGAAGGCCTGTTCGGCAACATCCTGCGCCTGATGATGGACACCGACCGCCGCCAGATGACCGCCCGCGAGGTGGCCGCGAGAGAGGGCGAAAAGCAGCTTCTCGTGTCCGCCCTGGAGCGCATGAACGACGAGATGTTCATCCCGCTCATCGACCGCACCTTCGAGATCATGGCGCAGCAGGATTTGCTGCCGCCCTGGCCGCAGGAGATCGCGGGAATGCCCATTCGCGTGGAACTCGTCACCCTGCTGGCCCAGGCCCAGAAGATGGGCGCAACCGCCCGCATCGATCAGTACATGGCCTTCATCGGCCAGAACGCGCAGATGTTCCCGGACCTTCTGGACGCGGTGAAGCCTGACGAGACGGCCAACGACTACGCTGAGTACCTGGGCATCGAGGCCGATGAACTGCGCCCGCAGGAAGAGCGCGACGCCATCAGGCAAGGCCGGGCACAGCAGGCCAAGGCGCAGCAGCAGCAGTTGGCGCTTGAGCAGGCCCAGAGCGCCGCAGGGACGGCCAAGACGCTTTCGGAGACCGACATGGGCCAGGGCGGTGACGGTGAGAGCAAGAACGCGCTGCAAAGCCTCCTGGCGGGCCTGGGAAACATGGGCCAGCAGCAGGCCGGGGGCGTCCAATGAGCGCGGAAGATCAGTTCGACCTCGACGCCGCCACGGCGGAACTGTTCGGCGCGGACTACCTGGCCCGCGAGAAGGCCAAGGCGATGAGCGCGCGCGACAAGGCGCGGCTGCGCACCTCGGCCCACAGCGTTTTCAAGACCACGGACGGCAAGCGCCTGCTTTGGTGGCTGCTGGCCGAGACGCATGTGTACCGCAGTTCTTTCACCGGCAATTCCCTGACCTACTTCCTCGAAGGGGAGCGGGCCGTTGGGCTGAAAGTCCTGGGCCTGTTGGTGGAGGCTGACGCTAACGCCATGCAGGAGCTTTTGAACTTCAAACGAAAAGAAGGGATCGAAGATGAGTGAAGAAGTTGCCACCCAAGCCAACGATAACACGGCAGGCGCGGACGGCGGTTCTGAAGTCAAGGCGGCAGAGGCCAGCACCACGACCGAAACCACGGCTGGTGCCGACACCAAAGCCACGTCGGAGGCAGCCACCACGGACAGCCTGCTTGCGGGCAAGCCGGACGGTGATGCCGGGGCCGAAGGCTCCGACGCCAAACCCGAGGCCGAGAAGAAGGAAGGCGAGGAAGACGGCAAGGACAAGGACGCCGAGGAGATCACCCCGGAGTCCTACGGGAATTTTGAGATTCCCGATGGCATGCCGATCAACGAACCTCTGCTGGCCGAGTTCAAGGAATTCGCCGCCACAAACAAGATGAGCAAGGAAACCGCCCAGGCCATCGTCTCGCTGAAGGTCAAGGAAGTCCAGGAGCAGATGGCCGCGTTCCAGGAACAGCGCAAGGCCTGGGTTGGCGAGTTGAAGGCGGATGCGGAGTTCGGCGGCAAAGGCTTCGACGCCAACGTGAAGACCGCAAGCCTGACATTGCGCCAGTTCGACACTGACGGCTCGGCGCTGAAGGTCTTACAGGCAACCGGGCTGGATAACCACCCGGGCATCGTCAAGATGCTGCACCGCGTTGGCGTGGGCGTGGCCGACGACAAGGTCCACACCACGCACGACAGGGGCGGGAAGCCGGAAAAACCGCTCGGCGAAGCTCTTTTCGGAGACATGTTCGAGAAGAAGTAGGCCCGGCGAGAACTTTTAACACAGAGAGGACACCATTATGACCACTGTGGGAACTTACAACCTGACCATGGCCGATGTGGCCAAGCGCACCGATCCTGACGGCAAGGCCAGCAAGATCGTCGAGCTGCTCGACCAGAGTCACGAGATTCTGGACGACGCTGTTTTTGTCGAGTGCAATGACGGCACCAGCCACATCACCAGCGCGCGCACCGGCATCCCCACCCCGACCTGGCGCAAGCTGTACGGCGGCGTGGCGAGCACGAAGTCCAGCACGAAGCAGGTCAAGGACTCCTGCGGCATGCTGGAGGCCCTGCCCAAGATCGACGTGGACGTGATCGACAAGGCGCGCGACCCCAGCGGCACGATGCTTTCTGAGCACCAGCCGCACCTGGAGGGGATGCGCCAGGGCCTGGAGAGCACCCTCTTCTACGGCGACACCGCCCTGTACCCCGAGCGCTTCCTGGGCCTCCATCCGCGCTTCGATGCTTACACCCGGTCCACCCCGGACGATGCGTACTCCGACTACAACGTCATCACCGGCGCTGGCGCGCAGTCCGACAACACCAGCATCTGGCTGCTCACCTGGGGCGACACAACCTGCCACATGCTCTACCCCAAGGGCTCCAAGGCTGGCCTGGTCATCGAAAACAAGGGCAAGGTTCTCACCGCCGCCGCAGACGGCTCCGGCGACTTCGAGGCCTACGTGACCAAGTACAAGTGGGATGTCGGCCTGTCCGTGCGCGACTGGCGCAGCGTAGGCCGCATCTGCAACATCGACGTTTCCAACCTCGAAGCCGCTTCCGGGGCCGCCGACATCATCACCCTGATGATCAAGCTGTCCGAGCGGGTGGAAGGCTCTGGCCGCCGCGCCTGGTACATGCACCCCCGCGTGCGCACCATGCTGCGCCTCCAGACGCTCGCCAAGAGCAACGTCAACCTGACCTTCGACACCGTGGCCGGCCGCCGCGTTCTGGCCTTCGACGACGTGCCCGTGCGCGCCTCGAAGAAGATCCTGCTGACCGAAGCCGCCATTGCCCAGGCGTCCTAGCGCAGCCCCACCAACGAAAGGAGACGAGCTATGATCATCGACCGCTTCAACGAGTACAGCGACGCCCAGGCCGTCACCGTCAGCGCCGGGTCCACCATCGTGGACCTTGGGGCCGCCGGTGCCATCGAGGCCAAGCCCATGTTCCTGCATATCAAGGTCAACGACGGCTGCACCGCCAGCGGCAGCGCCACCGTGGCCTTCGCGTTCCAGACCGACGGCGACGAGGCTTTCGGCGCGGCCACCACGCTCTGGTCCAAGGCGGCCACGGCCATCGCCACGCTGGTGGACGGTTACGAGGTCGTGCGCCTGCCCGTCAACGGCATGGCCCTGGAGCGCTACACGCGCGTCTACTACACCGTCGCCTCCGGCCCCCTGACCGCCGGTGCGTTCGACGCCTTCCTGTCGGCTGATGCCGACTCCAACACCAACTAGGGGGCTGACAAATGAAAGCCGTCTGTGTCCGCGAATGCACGATCCCTGGCCGGGGATTGGTCGAGGTCGGCGTGAAGGTGGATGTGGCTGACGAGTCTGCGCCCTGGCTGAAGCACTTCAAGGTGATCCGGGCCGAGACGCCCGAGCCAGCCAAGGAGCCCAGCCAAGACGCGCCTGCCGCTGCTGCCCCTGCTCCCAAGGCCGAGACGCCCGAGCCAGCCAAGCGTGGGCGTGGCGGCAGACGCAAGGGCTAGAGAACGAACACCGGGGAGGGGGCTTCGGCCCTCTCCCCTCAACCGAAGGCGCACGATGAAGGCTGTTTGCGTAACTGACTGCCAGCGTGGGCGGCGCTTCTACAAGAAAGGCGAGCACGCCGAGGTTGTGGAGGGCCAGCCCCTTCCTGCGCACTTCGCGTGGCCTGGGACCAACGGCTTTACGCTTGAGGGCGACCCCATGCCCACGCCGAAGCACGAGCGCATCCTTGTCCTGGGGGATTCCCCGGCGCTGTTGAGCGACCTAGCCGCCCATGATCTGCGGGGCGAGTGCAGCGTCATGGCCGTCAACCGCGCCCCCTTCCGCTGGCAGCGCCGGGTGGACTTCTGGGCCAGCCTGCACGGCAGCCACTTCATTGAGAGCCAGTGGCTGGATATCTGGATGCGCTGCCCCTGGCACGAGGACGCCACGCCGCACATCATCACCGGGCGGCGTTTCGTCGGCCTGACCCGTGGATACTCTCTCGTCCATTGCGACATGCCGGGCGGGTCCGCGTACCTGGCCATCAAGGCCGCCGGGGAGATGGGGTACAAGCAAATTTTTGTGGCCGGTGTTGACGCAAAGTCGCCCGGCTATGCCCATTTCGCCCAGCCGCTCCGGCACCTCGCTGCAAGCCTGCGCAAGTCTGGCTCAACTGTTGTCGCCGTGTCTGGCGCGCTCATGGAGGTCTAATGGCAACTTCAGAGGTCAGCATTTGCAACATGGCGCTGGGCTGGGTTGGCACGCGCAGCATCGCCTCCCTGACCGAGAACAGCCCGGAGGCGCGGGCGTGCAGCCAGTTCTACGGCCCGGCGCGTGAGCAGACCCTGCGTGACCATGCATGGAACTTCGCGCAAACGCGCATCACCATGGCCGCCCTGACCGTCCCAACGACCTACCCTGAGTATTCCTACGCCTATGCCTGGCCGAGCGGGTGCCTACGGGCGCTCAAGGTCTTGAATTCGTCTGGGGTGGAAGAAGACTTTGAGGTCGTGCTTGCGGCCAACGGTGCCTCGCGCATGATCCTGACGAACGCGGATGTCGCCGTGCTGGTCTACACCTCGAACGTGACCGACCCCGGCGTGTTCGACCCGCTCTATGTGCGCGCCTTGGCCCGCAGGATCGCCGCAGACATCGGGAAAACCTTTTTCAAGAACAACGCGCAGGCCCAGCAGGAGCTTGAGACTTACTACATCAACGAAATCCGCAAGGCCCAGACCCAGGACGCCGGGGAGGGCAAGCCCGAAGACGTTGCGGAAAGCACCTGGGTCACGGCGAGGTTTGCCTGATGCCAATTCAGCGCATCGCCATTCAGAACTTCACCGGCGGCGAGATCAGCGCGTGGCAGTTGTCGGCGCGCTATGACATCGCCAAGTACAAGACCGCGCTCAAAAAGGTGCGCAACTTCATCTGCGAGCTGCACGGGGACTTGCGGCGCAGGCCTGGCACGCACTTCTGCCATGACCTGGGCAGCAACGCCGGGGCGCTGATACCGTTCCGCTTCTCGACCGACCCCACGCAGAATTACGGCATGGTGTTTCAGGACCAGAAGGTGCGCTTCGCCCAGGAATACGGGCTTGTGCTTCACACGAGCGCGAGCGCCTGGTCCAACGCCACGCCCTACGTGGTGGACAACATGGCGAGCAACGCCGGGGATATCTTCCGCTGCATTTCCAGCCACACGTCTGGGGCGACCACGGAGCCGGGCGTCGGCGCGGATTGGGCAACTAGGTGGATCGAGGACGCCATTGTCCATGTCACCACGCCATACCTCGGGGTTGACCTGTTCGGCCTGTCCTCGGCGCAGAGCGGGGACACTGTGTACCTGGCGCACCGGAGCTACACACTGCGCAAGCTGGTGCGGTCCTCACACACGTCCTGGGCGCTCTCTGTTGTGCCCTTCGCCCCCACCATCGCCACGGTGACGGGAGTCACGGTCAGCCACAGCGCAAGCGGATCGTTCACCCTGCGCTATGTGGTGTGCGCGGAGAACGCGGCAGGCGAGATTTCCATCATGGGCACCCCCGGCGAGGACACCAGCGCGAAGCACCCCACGGACTGGCTTACCGGCGAATCGTGCTCCGTGGGCTGGACCCCGGTGGCCGACGCTGTGCGCTACCTGATATTCCGGGAGAACGGCGGCTATTACGGCCTTGTCGGCGTGGCCGAGGGCCAGGCAGCAGCGGCGTTCATCGACGTGAAATATGAGGCTGACACCGCCGACACCCCGCCCGAGGCCACGGATTGGTTCGGCAGCAGCAACAACCCCGGCCTCGTGGGCTTTCATCAGCAGAGGCTCGTCCTGGCTGCGGGCGCGCTTGAGCCGCAGTTTTTCTACGGCAGCAAGACCGGGAGCTACGAGGATTGGAGCAAGTCGCGTCCGGCCAAGGATGACGACCCGATCAAGCAGGCCGTCTCCTCCGGCTCCATCGACGCCATACAGTGGCTAGCCTCGTTCGGGACGCTGCTCGTCGGCACTGGCGGCGCAGAGTACAAGGCGCACAACAGCGGCGATGCCTTCACGGCCAAGACGATCAACCTGGGCGCACAGTCCTATTGGGGCTCTGCCTCCCTGCCGCCGCTGGTCATCGGCAACAGCGTGCTGCACCTCCAGCGCCAGGGCTCGCACGTGCGCGACCTGTTCTACTCCCTGGAGCGCGACGGCTACGGCGGCAACGACCTGTCCGTGCTGGCCCCGCACCTGTTCGACAACAATACCCTGACGCAGTGGGCCTACCAGCAGGCCCCCGGCTGCGTCGTTTGGGCCGTGCGCGACGACGGCGTGCTGCTCGGCATGAGCTACCTCAAGGAGCATGAGATTTGGGGCTGGCACTGGCACGAGACGCAGGGCACGTTCGAGTCGGTGTGCTCCATCCCCGGAGCGCAGGAGGATACGGTCTACTTCATCGTCAAGCGCACCGTCGAGGACGTGGACAAATACTACCTGGAGCGCCTGGCGACGAAGTGGAACCCGGACGACGGCATTGAGTTTTCCATGTTCCTCGACTCCGCGAAGACCTACAGCGGCGCGGCCACAAGCAATGTCAGCGGCCTGGCCCACCTGGAGGGGCTGACCGTGGACGCGCTGATTGACGGCTCCCCGCACCTTGGCCTGACCGTCTCCAATGCCGCGCTGCATCTCCCGGTGTCTGGGTCGCTCGTCCACGTGGGCCTGCCCTACACCTCGATCGCCATCCCCATGACGCCGGAGGCCGACACGCAGCAGGGCACCACGCTGGGCAGGACCAGGAGCTACGGGCGGTGCCTGGCGCGCTTGGTGGATAGCCTCGGCGGGCAATACGGCCCTGACGAGGACCACCTGTCAGATTTCGTCTACATCCCGGACAAGTGGGGCGAGGCCATACCACCGTTTACCGGCGACATCCCAATGACCATCGAGGGGCGGTACGAGACAACGGCCTCCGTGTGCATCGCGCAGAGTTCGCCGCTGCCCTTCACCTTGGCCGCGCTGATGCTGGAGGTGGACATTGAGGGTTGAGTTCGTGCCCGCCGGGGAACTGGCCGTGGGCGACATGTGCAGGCGCGGGCTGCGGGCGTGCGATGTGCGCGAGCTTCAGCGCATCGGCTGCGCAGATCCGTACCTGGCTCTGCTCGGCAGCGTGGAGGCCTCTGAAATCGCCATGGCCGCCTACACTCCCCGTGGTGTGGCCTGTCTGCTCGGGGTCGCGCGGCCATCCCTGCTGGCCCCCACGGCGATCATCTGGCTGCTGGCCCATGACGACATCGGGCGCTACGCCGTGCGCTTCCTGAAGGAGTGCCAGCGCGTCCTGGCCCTGCTCCTGGCGCATTATGGCCGCCTGGAAAACTGCATCGACGTGGACAACGTGAAGACCATCGCCTGGCTGGAATGGCTGGGCTTCACCGTGGACAGGACAAGGACCGTGCAGAGCCCCATGGGCTTCCCGTTCTACCGTTTCTGGAAGGAGGCCGACAATGTGTGAGGCTGTTTCTACTCTCCTTGTTGGCTCTGCGGCTGTCCCCGGCGGCGCTGCCGCAACATCTGGGATCATCGGCTCAGCGGGGCTCGTCTCCCCTATCTTCACAGTGGGGGCGTCTCTTGCTGGCCTCGGCCTGTCCGCAGTCGGCGCAGCCCAGGAGGCCGACAGCAAAAACGCCGCAGCTGATGCGCAGTCCAAGATCGCCGCGAACAACGCCAAGATCGCCGAGAACGAGGCGCGCTATGCCGAGGGCGTGGCCGACAGGAACGCCCAGGTCAAGCGCAGGCAGACCGCCCAGCTCATCGGCACGCAGCGCGCGGCCATGGGTGCCAGCGGGGCCGTGGTGGATCAGGGCAGTTTCATGGACATCACGCTCGACACCGCGCAGCAGGGCGATCTGGACGCGCTGGCGCTGCTGGAGGAGGGCGACAGGGCGGCCTGGCGCGCGCGCGGTAACGCCGACAACTTCAGCGCCCAGAGCGACGTTTACGCCAAGTCCAAAACAAGCCCGCTGGCGTCCGTCACGGGCTCACTGCTCCAGGGGGCGGGCCAGATCGGCAGCAACTGGTACAGAATGACAAAGAAGAGCTAGGCCATGGCGAGAATACCGGAATACCAGCCGCAGTTCGACCACCAGAGCGTTGACCTTGGCGCACCCAAGCAGCAACTAAGCATCCCCGCCGCCGCTTTCGGGAGCGACGGCAAGGCGCTACAGGAGGCCGGGAAGGGCCTACAGGACGCCGGGACGGTCATGGCGGCCATCCGCACCCGCATGGGCGAGGAGAAGGCCGCTGCGGACGCGAACAAGGCCCTGTCGGAACTTATCGACACCACCGCCCCCTATGAGGCCCAGGTTGCGTCCAGCAAGGGCGAGGCGGCCATAGGCGTGACCCAGGGGATGCGTGAGCATATCCGGGGCGTGGCGGAAGACATCGGCGGCAAGCTCTCAGGCGGCGCGCGGGAAACATTCGACCGGGCTGTCGAGGGGCACTACCGGGAGAAGATCGCGGTCATCTCGAAGCACGAGGCCGCGCAGCTCCAGGAATACCGCTTCACCGCCGCCGACGCCCTGGCGGTCAAGGAGGCGCAGAGCGCGCTCACGAACTTCAACAACGCCGAGTTGTTCAACTCCGGCCTGGCCCGCGCCGTGGAAAAGAAGTTGGAGGCCCTGGCCGTCAAAGGGCTGGGGGAGGACTCCGCGCAGGCGCAGCAGGCCATCGCCGCGTTCCAGTCCATCGCCGTGCGCGGGCGCGCCCAGACCTACCTGAACCGTGGGGCCTACGGCGAGGCCAAGGACATTGCCGTCAACGACACACGCCTACTGCCCGAGGACCGCGAGCACCTGGACAAGGCCATCAAGCCCCTGGCGACCCTGGGCAAGGCGCAAGAGGTCTACGACCGCCTCAAGGGCATGGGCGAGGGCGCCGCCAAGGTCATCGAGGCGGACAAGACGCTTGAACCAGACGTGTGTGAAAAGGCCCTGGAGCTTGTTGACCACGGCATTTCACGCCAGCGATCGGCCATCCAGTTCAATCAGCACCAGGGGGCAATCACCCTGTCCGGAAAGATCGTCAAAGCCTATCAGGCCGGGGACATCGTGGGCGCGCAACGTTTGGCGGACACCGCGCCCCTGTACGCCGCTGCGGGTGCTTCGGAGCTGCTGACCAAGCTCTCCTCGGGCTCCATGCGCCCCGATGAGGGCGGCCCTGCCGGGCTGGTGTGGGAACTGCGCCAGAAGGCAGCGGAGAGCCCCACGGCGTTCATGGACGATTGGTCGAAGAACCGCGTCAGCTACTCGGCCCGTCTCTCTGCGCATTCGCAGTCCCTGTTCGACAACCTGTTCACGGCGGCCCACAAGGGCGACGGCAAGCCGATGGAGGAACTGCTGTCCGACCAGGAGTTGCTGAAGAACACGGCAAAGCAACTCGGGATCAGCACCAAGGAGGGTGCCAGCAAGGCCGACGCCGAAAAGATGGGCAAGCTTGAGCGCGAGTACACGCGCGTCGTGGAAGACGCCATGAAGGCCAAGGGCGGCAAGCTCTCCACTGCTGAGAAACAGGCCATCATCGACAAGCAAATCCTCCTGCCAGGCACGGTGGCGGGCATGATGTACGGACGCAGCCAGCAGACCATGTTCGGCGCGAAGGTGAAGGGCGACACCACGTTCAAGCCGGACACGCCGCAAGCCCCGCCCAGGCCCAGCAAGAACATTCCCGGCCTGTTCTACAGCCATGCAGCAGGTGCCTGGGGCGTCGAGGACTCTGCCGGGCGCTTCCGCCCCTACCTGGGAGGCAAGTAATGGCGAATGTGCCCGGCAGATTGCCTGACGGCCTTGACCCTGCTGATTTCGGTCCTGCCGTGCCGCTTGGCGGGGGCACCCCCGCCCGGTCGCCCATGCCCAGGCCTGCGGCGGGCGCGGTTGACTCGCGGCTTCCCGAAGGCTTGGACCCTGCGGACTTCGGCCCGCCCGTCGAACAGTACCAGCCCATCGGCCTGGACGTTGACGGCCTGAGGTCGTCGCTGAGCCGCTCCCTTGGCGTCCAGCCAGACCACGCGGCGGACATCTTCAAGATTTCCCGGCGCACCGGCCTGGACGTTGGCACAGTGGAGCGCAACCTGCCCGAGGCCAAGCGCGCGGATGAGCTGGCGCGCAGCGCGGAAGGTCTTGATGCCTTCATGCAGCGCAACCCCAGGGCCACGACCTGGCTACGCGACCCGGCGAACTTCGGGCTGGCCAAGGACGACCTGGACGCGCTGGGCGGGGTCGAGCAGGCGTTCATGCGGAACAGCCAAGAGCCGGACGAACTGGCGCAGCGCACTGGCCTTGACTGGCTGGCGGCGGCGGGCGGCCAGACCATCGCGCAGAGCCAGCGCAACCTGGACCTGGCCGAACTGCGCACCCGGCAGCTTTTCGGGGATGCCAGCCCTGAAACACAGGCCCAGGTGGACCGCTTGAAGAGCATGGAGCAGGCAAAGCCGAAGACGGACGGGCTGGCCCAGGACATCTACATCAACACGCTGGACCTGTTGCCGCAGTTATTGAGCCAGGCCAAGGACCGCGTGTTCTCCGGGCTTCAGGGCGGCATGGGCGCTGGCGGCGCGGCTGCTCTTGGTAGCGCCATGACCGGGCCTGCCGCGCCGGGGGCGGCGGCCATCTCCGTGCCGACAGCCTTTGCAACTGGCTTTGGCATTGCCCAGGCCTTTGGCGGGGCGAAGAACGCCTTCACGATGGAGGCGGGCGGGGCCTACGACGAATACAAGGACATCCAGGGCATAGACGACGGCACGGCGAAGGTGGCGGCGTTCCTGGTGGGCGCGGCCAACGCGGGCATTGAATACGCGCAGTTCAACCTGCTGCTGAAAACCATGCCCGGCGGCGACACCATCAAGCAGATGCTGACGCGCCAGGGGATGCGCGAGGCGCTGGCAGTCCCGACTGTGCGCACCGCCTTGTCCAATTTCGCCAGGGGCTACGGCAAGACGCTCTCGCTGGAGACGGCGCAGGAGGTTTTGCAGGAGGCCATCACCTTCCTTGGCGGCCAGGCCGTGCGCAAGGATGCCGGGGTCGAGGGCCAGGGCTGGGGCGAGTTCGCAGAGCGCATGGGCGACACCGCATATCAGGCCGGGACTGGCTTTGCCCTGCTCACCGGCTCGGGCCACGCCATGAGCCTTGGCCAGGACGCCAACCGAGCCCGCCAGGCCCAGCGCATGGGCGCGACCTTTGACGAGATCGGCAAGCTCTCCGGCGAGTCCAAGCTCAACGCGCGCCTGCCCGAGGCCTACCAGGACTACGTGGAGTACGTGCGGCGCGAGACCGGCGGGGCCGTGCCGGAGCAAATTTACGTGAGCGCCCAGCGCCTGGCCGAGGCCGTTGTGGAAACCGGCGCAAACGGTGGCGCCGGATCCGTGCAGGCGGACGCCCAGGTGCTGGCGCAGTTCTTCCAGTCCATCGGAGTGAAGCCGGAGGACGCGCAACGTATGGCCGCCCTGGACCAGGACGTGGCGATCCCCTTCGCGCTCTACCAGTCGAAGATCGCCGCCACGGACATCGGACAGACCCTGGCGAACGACCTGCGATTCACACACGACGGCATGACCCGCAACGAAGCCGCGCAGTTCGAGAAGGAGTTCCAGGGCCGGGTGCAGTCCGAGCTTGCAGCGCAGGAACAAAACCGCGTGCAGCACGATGCGGACCTGGCCCAGGCCATCGGCGAGTACAAGGGCGAGCTGGCGCGTGTGGGCATCAAAGGCAAGGACGCGGACACAACGCTGCAACTGCTTTCCGCCGGGGCCAATGTGGCCGCTGCGCGCTGGTCGGCCATCAAGGGCGAGTCCGTCACTCCGGCACAATGGCTGCGTGACATGCGCGGCCTGCAAATCAGGGCCGTGGAACAGGGCCAGGCGCAGCAGAAGGCCGACCTGGAGCAGGGCATTGCCCATGCCGGGGCTGACCTGTCCAAGCCCGAACAGGTTGCCGAGGCGGCGCGCCTGTGGGAGACAATGGGCACGGACAGCCCGTACTTCAAGTGGTGGTTCGGCGATTCCAAGGTGGTGGGCCAGGACGGCAAGCCGCTGGTGGTGTACCACGGCACCGGGGCGGATGTTTACCGCTTCGACCCGAACAAGCGCGGCGCTTCTAGCCACCAGCCCGACGCGCGAGAAGGCTACTTTTTTTCGTCTGCGCCGGAGGCAGGAAGCACTTACGCGGAAGCTTATGTCTACGAAAACCAGCGCGCACGGCCTAACGTGCTACCCACTTACCTGACAATGAAAAACCCACTGGATGTTCCGGCTGGCGGGCAGACGGTGCTAAACGCAGTCAAGCGCGCGAAGGCGGAAGGCCATGACGGCGTTATCCTACGCAATGACCGCGATGGGGGGATGGTCGCTGATACCTACATCGTCTTCGACCCAACCCAAATCAAGTCGGTCTTCAACCGCGGCACCTTCGACGCGAGCGACCCGCGCATTTTGATGCAGCAGGGCGCTGACCGCTCGGCGGCATTGGAGCAGTACAAAAAAGACCCCAACGTGTTCTGGCATGGGTCTCCCAGCGGCTCCCTGGTCGGCGCGACCAACGGCATCCACGTCGGCACGTACCGCGCCGCTGAAGAAGCACTGAATGCCCGCATCGGCATCCCCGCCGCCGGGTACTGGGATGGCACTCGCGCCTACGGTCAGACGCTGCTTGCTGGCAAGAAGCGCATGAAGGACCTGGGCGAGTACCCCACCGGCTTTAACGTCGATGCCCCTGAAGAGGACTACTTCCCAGGAGACGCGAAGAGCCGCGCCAAGTACAGCGGCGGGCAGGAAGTGGACTTCGCCAGCCGCCCGGTCATTTCCCCCGTCAAGATCGTGGGCGAGATGAGCAACCACCGGGGCAAGCCGATGGCGGACTTTAAGGCCAATGGGCAGATGTCCGCCATGAAAAAGCGGGGCATTGCGAAGCGCGGATACTTCTACACGAACGACGGGGAGGACGCTGGGAGCATCTCTGCGGTCGTGCCCTCCCGTGAGCACTTGGAGGAGATGCCCCTTCCTAGTTCAGGGCAGACACTTTTCCAATCCGCCTTTCACGGCTCCCCGTACCGCTTCGACAAGTTCACCCTGGACCACATCGGCAGCGGCGAGGGCGCGCAGGCGTATGGATGGGGGCTGTACTTCGCGGGAAACAAGGAAGTTTCCGAGTGGTATCGCAAAAACCTTACTGATCGCATGTGGCAGACTGCGGATGGGCAAACGCTCCCGCACGGCGAGGCTTTTGAGAAAATCCGCAAGGCCGTGGCTGCTGTTGGTGGAGATAGCCATTCGTCCAGCGTCATTGCCGACAACATCATGCAGACGCTTGAAAGTTCTAAGTCGGCAAAAAGCGCGGCAAAGAAGTTCGAGCTTCCCGGCGGTGTTTATGGCCCGGCGTACAAGGCCGGGATGGACGAAGCCCTACGCCTAGACATGAAGCGCGCCAAGGGCCAGCTCTACGAAGTCACCATCCCCGACGACGACACGATGCTGGATTGGGACAAGCCCCTGTCCGAGCAGCCGGAGGGGGTCAAGAAGGCGCTGGCCCCGCTGTTGGAGAAACTGCGCGCTGGTGCAGAAGAGCAAAACCCTGCGTACCGCACACTGCCCGATGTGCTCCGGCGCATCGAAGACGGGACTGCGACGGGGGAGGCCATTTACGCCTGGGCGGGTTCTGACCCAAAGCGCGCCTCCGAGTATCTCAAGTCCATCGGCATCCCTGGCCTGCGCTACCTGGACGGCACCAGCAGGGGCAAGGGCGAGGGGCATCACAATTACGTGGTGTTCGATGACGCGCAGATCGCCATTGACAAGACGTACTTCCAGGCCATCCCCCAGGGCGCGCGCGGCTCCATTTCCTTCACCAACCGGGGGACATTCATCGATCTGTTCAAGGGCGCGGCCAACCGTTCCACCCTGCCGCATGAGTTCGCGCACTTGTTCGTGAACGACATGCAGGCCATGGTCGCCACCGGCAAGGCCCCGGAAAGCGTCGTGCGCGACCTGGCGGCACTCCAGTCGTTCGCGGGCGACCTCCTCACGGTGGAGGCGCAGGAGAAGCTCGCCAAGGCCTTCGAGGTCTACCTGCGCGAGGGCAAGGCCCCCAGCCCGGAGCTGCGCACGACATTCCAGACTTTCCGCGCCTGGCTCACGGCCATCTACCGCGACATCCGCACGCTGCTTGGCCCAGGCGACCTGAACGACGAGTTGCGCGGCGTGTTCGACCGCATGTTGGCTTCTGAGGACGAGATAGCCCAGGCCGAGGCCTACTACGGCGCGAGGGACGCGCTGGAAAAGGTAGCGGCGGACATGCTCACCGACGCGGAAAAGAAGCGCATCACCGAGTTGCGGGGGGCATCCCATGCGGCCGCGCTGGAGAAGCGCACGCAGCGGTACGTGTCGGCCTACCTCAAGGCCCTGGGCGGCAAGGCCGAGTTTGAGCGCCAGGCCAGCGAAGAGGTGGACGCGCGGGCGATCTATGCCAATGTCAAGGACATCGCCGAGAATGGCGGCCTGCCCCGCGCCGCGCTGGACGAGCTTGTGGGACAAGAGCAGGCCCAGGCGCTGTTTCTCAAGTTCCCCGGCCTTGTGTCCGCGCGCGAGGCATCGCTGTTTGGGGCGCACGACCTGGATCTGATCGCCGCCGCACACGGCTACCAGAGCGCGGACGCGATGGTGGCGGACTTCCAGAAGGCCATGACGCGCGGGGAGGCCGCGCGCAACCTGGCCGCCGAGAAGATGCAGGCCGAAGAGGCGCGCCTGCGCGAGTCCCTGGCCAACGAGACCGTGCCTGGCGACGAGGACGTGCATTCCGATGAAACCCTGGAGCGGCTGACGACCGAGGCCCGCGCACTGGAGCGCAAAATCAGGAATGACGCCGGGGCGAAGACGGCCGTGTCCAGCCCGATCAACGCAGCAGCCTCGCGTGAGGTGGCTCGCGCCGTACTGGAAACCATGACCGTGACCAACGCGCGCGACTACAGCCGCTTTGCCGCCGCCGAGCGCCGGGCCGGGCTTGAGGTCGCACAGGCCGTCAAGGCTCAAGACTGGACGAAGGCCCTGGGCGCCAAGCAGCGCGAGGCCATCAACCACGCTCTGGTCCTGGAGGCCGTCAAGCTGCGCGAGGAGGTCACGAAGGAACTCGCCTTCGCCCGGCGCATCGGCAACAGCAAATCCATGCGCTTCGAGGCCAAGGAACAGGCGCTGTCCGTGATCCAGGCCTACGGGCTCGGCACGGAGAAGATGGCCCCGGAGCGGCCCGGCGAGTTGGTGGATCTGGCCGGGTACCTGAAGGCCGCTCTCGAAGAGGAGATGTTCAACCCCTTCGACGCCTTCCCGGACTGGCTGCTGCGCAAGGAAAAGGCAGGGAAGTACCGTGCCCTGACCGTGGCCGACTTCCGCGAAGTCGCCTATCTCATGCGCACCCTGGCCGATGTTGGCGGCAGCGCGGCCATCCACATGGCGACCGAGGACGTGAGCTATGAGGCCAAGGCCGCCGAGCTGGCCGGGGTCGTCCGCAACTCCGGCAACGTCGCCGCCAAGCACGACGAGGGCACGAAGCAACAGAAGGCCGTGCATATCTTCCGCTCCCTCATGTCCACGATGCAGCAGCAGCTCGACATGTTCCGCAAGGCTGACGGGTACGTGAACCTTGGTCCGGAGAACTCGCACCTTGTCGGCCCGAATCAGGAGTTGTTCGAGCGCATCCAGAAGTCCACCGCGCGGATGCTCGGGATGCTCCAGGGACATGAGCCCGCCATGAAGGAGATCGCCAAGGTGCGCCAGGCCTTCGTGGACAGCTTCCGCAAGGCCTACGGTGAGCGCGTGGCCGAGGTCAACGGCGTGGCCGTGCCGCAAATCATGCAGGACAACGAGCGCTACACCTGGACGGCAGAGCGCATCTGGACCATTGCGCGCAACATCGGCAACGGCGGCAACCGGCGCTGTCTCATCGAGGGCCTGGGCCTTGAATGGTCGAGCATCCAGCAGCTTCTGCGCGTGCTCACCAAGGACGAGCTGCTGGCCGTGCAGCGCGAGGGCAAGATCATTGGCAGCCACTACGCCGAAGCGGACAAAACGTTCCGCCAAGTCTATCACCGGCCCATGGCCCAGCGCATCGAGTACCAGCCCATGACCATCCAGGCGGCGGACGGCCCGGTGCAGCTTGACGGCTGGTACTTCCCGATCAAGCCCGACGCCAAACTTAACCAGCGCGCCGGGGACCGCGAGGGCGCGGACATCATGAAGGCGGATGCCTCGGCCAGCGCCTTCCCGCCGAACCCACGCAAGAGTTTTACCAACGCGCGCACCGGGGCGGCTGTGCCTGTGGCGCTTTCCTTCGACGTGTTCGAGCGCGGCATCGCCGAGCAGACGCGGTTCATCGCCATGGCCCCGATCCTCAAGGACGCCGACCGGGTGTTCCGGCAGGAGGAATACCGCCGGGCCTACACGGACGCCTTCGGGCGTGAGGCCTACGACGAAATCCGCCCGTGGCTCAAGAACATCGCCACGCCCGGAATGGAGCAGGTGGACGCCTACGACGACATCCTGAGCAAGGCGCGGCGCGGCGCCACGGCGTACATCCTTATCGGCAACCTCAAGAGCGCGCTCAAGCAGGAGCTGGGACACCTCCCGGCCATGAAAGAAATGGGAGCGGCCTGGGCGCTGCGGGGCATGAAGGCCCTGGCCGTGGACGGTGACATGACCGTCGAGGCCATCAACGCCATGGACCCGCGCATGAAGAACCGGGAAAAGGGCTTCGACACCGAGCAGCGCGAACTGCTGGCCAAGGCGCGCAACGAGACCGTCAAGCTGGCTTTCGGAAAGATCGACACCCACGTCACCGAGCATGATGTGCTCAAGTTCGGCATGACCTTGCAGCGCCTGTTCGACCGGCACACCACCTACAGCGTGTGGGCCGGGGCCTACCTGAAGGGCCGAGACGGGCTCAACATGTCCGAGCAGGAGTCCATCGACTACGCCTACCGCATGGTGGAGCGCACCCAGGTGACGAACACCGACGCGGCCATGAACGCGATCCAGCGCGGCAAGTCATGGGTCCGCCTGTTCTCCATGTTCATGTCCGAGGCCCTGCCCAAGGGCAGCCGCATCCGCGTGGACTTCAACGCCTTTAAGAACGGGAAGATCGGGGCCGGGCAATACGCGCGCGCTGTGTTTTATGAGCTGATAGGGCCGGTGCTGTTCAACGTGGTAGGCCTGAACCTGCTGGCGTCGGTGGCCCCGGACGAGCCCAAGGAATACTTCTGGGCCTTCTGGAATGAGCTGTTCGGCGTGTTCCCACTGCTGGGCGGCGTGAGCGGCTATTTCTTGTACGGGAGTGGCCCGGCAGAGTCGGCGGCGTTCACGGGCATGGAGGTGCAACTCAAGGCCGCGCAGAAGTCGTTCAACCTGGCGCAGGACTTTGAAGACGAGAGCAAGCAGGCCGCGCTATTCAAGGCGCTCATCGACGTGGCGGCCTACAAGTACAAGGTCGGCAACGTGCGCAGGTTCTACGAGACCGCAGCGGAAGCGTTTGAGGACATGGCCGATGGAGAGACGAAAAACCCGTTCCGGCTCGTCATCAGAAAACCCAAAGGGCACGAATAGGAGGCCACGCGCATGACTCTAAGCTCAAACAACTCTTCGGCAACGCTCGACGGGAACGGCGCGACCACGAGTTTCCCTTTTGACTTCGTGGTGTGGAGCACTTCGCAGTTGCGGGTGTACATTACCGGAACTGACGGTCTGACCGACATCACCACGAACTGGACGGCAACCCTAACCGAGACGGGTGGAAACGTCGTGTACCCGGCTGTGGGCGGTACCGTGCTACCAACCGGGGCAAGCATTACCATCCTGCGCGACATGCCGCTGACGCAAACCATAAAACTGACCTCTGGCGTGGCGTTTGACCCGACAGTCATTGAAACGGCCCTTGACCAGATCACCGGGTCATTGCAGCAAATCAATGAAGAGGCCGAGCGCAGCGTGAAGGTTGCTCCGGGATCTTCGGTTGACCCGGCGGACCTGTTGAACACGTTGACGGCGGATGCCGTCAGCGCCGCCGCCTCTGCCGCCACGGCCGCCACGCAGGCCGGGCTTGCAGCCACAGCCAGGACAGGGGCAGAGACGGCACAAGGGTTGGCCGAGGACGCGAGGGACGCGGCAGTGGCGGCTGTCGGTGCTGTTAAGGTGAGTGCGGACGACACCACGGCGGGCTACCTGGACGGAAAGCTGGCTCTGGCGTCAAACAGCGGTCTCGTGACGGCGGTGTTGAGTCCAGGCGGAAACGAGACGCTAACTCTGGCTGTTGACTTGGACACGGACCCCGGCCTCACGTTGGGGGCTGGTGGTCTTAAGGTGACTGCGGACATGCTGCGGTACAACGCTTCCAAGGTCCGCACCAAGTCACACCCCTGCACCAAGTCTGCCGTTACCGACAACAGCCTGACCCCGGACCTCACCACGGCAGAGACGTTCGACTGGACGCCCACCGGGGCCGCTACCCTGAATGCGCCGACCATCATTGGTTCAGGAGTGTGGGCCATTCGCTACAACTACACTAGCGGCCCGACGCTTCCCAAGGCCACATATGACGGATCGGTGTGGGCCGCCACGGGGGATATCCTGCTGGTTGTTGGGTTCGGGTCTGCGGACTACGAACTCGTTTGGCTGAACAAGGCGTAGCCATGAATATCAACCAAATACTACTCGCTGCGGCGATTGGAGAAGCGATGCCACTGATATTTGAGGAACTTCCTATCACCAAGGCGGCGGCTGACGCAACACACTTCGTTTCCGAAGCCGACAACTCCGCAGGTGGAAACCTCACTGGTGTTGGGGCGGGTCTGTCTGGTGCAGATCTTGTGTTCACGCAAACCGGAACCGTTGACGCCGCCTCCGCTGGCTGGACAAGCATTGCTGCGAACAAGGGTTTTACCGTTACGAATACGTTCATTGACACGTTCATGCGCAATGCAACTGGTTTTTCCATGCTGTGGCACTTGAAGAACACAACGGCAGCGGCATCGGCGACCACCGCAATACTTGTCTATATGGCCGGAACATCTCCGGCCAATTGGCAAAATTTTGCGTCTGGCATTACCACACAGGCGCAACTGATAACGCAAATGATCGGGAAGTTCGGGACGAACCTTGTATGCCAATCAGCAACTCCAGCCGATATTCTTCCTGCCAGCAGCGAGTTCTATGTTCTAGAGTCCAACGACTACACCAATGACTTGTCATTCGTGGGGATATCTGTAGGGGCAACACAACCGACAAAACTTACAGATTTTGTTGTCTATGCCGTAAGTACAGCTGCGCAAACTGTCCCGGCGAGTGCCGTTTCTTGTACTGCTGACACAAACTATGTGCTTGGCTACAGCACTGGCGGAGCAGCTTTCAGCTTCAAGTCATTCACTGCGAAACTCGGCCCAAGCGTAACTCTGGCCTAGGAGCACACCATGAAACTCTACCATCTCGCCACCACCTCTGTCGTTGACTCGCGCAAGATGGGATACGTTGAAATAATTCCCGGTGGGTTTAAGCCAATCTCACAATGCACCCAAGCGGAGCGCATTTCCGCAGGGTATCTGGACTTTGCGGAAGTCCCGGCCCCAGCCAACCACACTCCCGGAGCGCCGCACGACGAGCGCACGGGAGAGGCGGTGTACCGCACCTACCCGAACGCCGTGCTGGACGAGGACGCGCAGACAGCGGCGGCTGATGCTGCAATCTTGGCGCAGATCGCCGATCTTGAGGCCCTACAGACGCCGCGCCTAGTCCGTGAGGCACAGAAAAAAAAGGCATGCACCATCAACAAGCCGGGGTGTGTCATTGACGGCATGTCACCGGAGGATGCGATGGACGCCATTGACGCGGCGGCGGACGCTTTGCGTGCGCAGTTGGTAAACCCGGTGTACTACCAAGTAGAGAGGGGATAGGGCCCCCAGGGCCTGCCCTGGTGCGCAGGTCGGCCGTGGCCCGGACATGAGCGACGGCACGCCTCGGTGCCGGGAGTGCGGCGAGGAGATCCCGGCCGCGCGCCTGGCCAAGGTGCCGGATGCGGAGCGCTGCGTGGGGTGCCAAGAGGATGCCGAGCGCTCACGGTGAAACGCCACTTTGCGGGCGTGTGGTTCCGTAAGTGGTTCAGCGAAAGAAACATGGCCTTACCGCACAACGCGGCAAGGCCATTTTTTTACTTGGTCGGGGCAATTTTGTGTCTCACTTCTCGCTAGTTTTGAGTCTCAACGGGGGTTGCGCACCACCTGCGTGGCCTCTTTAATCGCTTCTTCAACCAGCGGGTCATGTCCGCACAGCCCAACCATACGCAGCGTCCCGGCCTCAGCAGCCTCTCTGCGCTTCTGCTCAAGTATCACGTCGGTCAGAATTGCGATTTCCAGGCTTTCACGCATTCCGGCGACGATGGTGGTGATGGATGGGTTAGGCATGGAAGGCCTCCAGGAGCACGGGCTTAACGCCACGCGGCAGGTAGAGGGGATGCTTCGGGGAGCCGTCAGCGTTCAGACCCAGGCAATGCACCTTTGAGCCCAGGAGGCCGGAACCGAGGACGTAGGCGACACGCTGCGCGATTTGGGGCCACCTTGTCTTATTCACCGTTCCTGGGTTTGCTCCCCACCCGGCCAACACGAGATCGCTCATGCCCACGGCCTGCGAAATGTGGCTGTCGTTAAGCGGCCCAACCGGATCAGAATGGTGCAGGAGGTGGCGCCCGCGCGTGGCGATCCTGGGCACGTTCTCGAACACGATCAGCTCGGGCGGCCCGTCGTCGTGGTCGGCCCAGGCCTCGAGCATGAGCCAGACGCCGCGCAGGGTCAGCCGGTTCAGGGCCTGATACTTGCCGGTCTTGCTCCGGGTCTCGGACAGCAGGCCCGAGAAGCCCTTGCAGGGCGCGGACAGGAACACGATGTGCGGGCGTTCGCCGCCAGCTGCGCGCCGGATCGCATCCGGCCCGGCCTCGCGCCAGTCGGCCGGAGGTTCGCAGCCGTGGAAGTCCAGGTACTGCTCGCGGTCGAACATATCCAGGCAGGTGCCCGGCACCCCGGCCAGCAGCGGCAGGACGCGCTCCGTGCGCAGCGGCTCCACGTAGTTGGCGCGCACCAGGGCGCTCCTGGCCATTGCCAGCAGGATGTCTCTGAATGGTTTCGGCGTGGCATTCCTGATGCGCGTCTTATTCTTGCCGCCAATCATCGCCATCATGCCGATGCGCCGGGCCTTCTCGTACCCGTACCGCTCAAGGGCCACGGGGTGTAGGCGTTGCTCGGTCTTGCCCCAGACCAACTCCGGCAGGTCAACGCCCTTGGCGTAGAGCCAAGTCGGCTTGCCGCTGAAATGTCCATAGTGACCCTGGTACACGCAACAGGTCCAGCCACAAAAATCGTCTGCCTTGACCCACCCGCCAGAAACGGGGGGCCTGTTCAGGCCGAAGGTGGCCCAGGCGTGGGAATCCTTGGGGTGCTCCAGCACGCCGCCGAACCTCCGAACAGTTTCCAGGGCAGAGGCGAAGCATCCCCCATCTTCACCCAGGGAGAACTGATGCGGCTTGCGCGTGCTACCGTGCCAGAAGCGCCCCCACCTCTGGCAAGGCGGATGCGCAACAACAGGATGAGGGCCAGCGTACAGCCGAGCGTCACGCTGTTCATCCCACGGGTCAACATCTGGAAGCCCGAAGTAGCAGCCGTTGGACTCGACAAACAACGCGGCAACGGCCCCGCCGCCGCAGTAGATGTCCACGTTGCAAGGGGAGGGGGCGGTCATTGACGCACCTCCAGGGCTTCTCGGTCGCAGGCGTCAAGCCATTCGTCGTAGCTCTCCGGGAGTGCGCACAAGGTCGCCTGGGCCTTGGTGTTGCGCCCGCAGTCCGCTTCGTCGATCCAGTGTTCGGCGAATTCATCTGCGCCCACTACATCCCACGTCTGGCCGTCGACATAGGCAACAAACACCTGGCCCGGCTCAATAATGGTTCGATTTGCGCCGGAACCAAAAATGAACGGGACCTCCGGCTTTGCGTAATAGCAGGCGCGCGTGGCGTCTGCGACATGGATAGCGCGCCGGTAGATCATGCTGCGGCCTCCTGTGGATTGGGTATGGGGCCAGACCATTCCCGCTGCGGTGCAACATCAAAACAATCCGGCAAGCAGCAGCTAAAAAAACAGCCTTGCGCGTCTTTGTCCACGCGCACCATTTTCTCCTCACGGCCCTTGTTCCGGCACCAGTAGAATCCCGGCCTGTCCGGTGGAGTCGTGGTCCAGCGAAGGGCGGTCATGCGGAGGCCTCGGCGCGCTTGAACTCAACCACCCACAGCCAGGGATTCACGTCACAGCCTAAGCCGCGATTCCCGTACATGCGCTCCCACGTTTGGATGAAGGGGATGATGGCCCCATGCCCGCTAAAGCCTTCGGCCTGGGCATCGGCTATGCTGATGTCGCACAACCGCTCCACGCGCACGCTCACGATCTTCAGCCAGATACGAGCCGCCTCACGGAAGATGCCGTTGGGGATGCCACGCCCAGCAACCCACCATGAAGGCGGTTGCCCCCCTCGCAGCAAGCGGTCTGGTAAGCAGACGCGATGTTTGACGCCTCCTGCCGCGAATTGAATATCGAAAAGCCCTGGGGCATCGTACTGCTGTGTCCTCGCGGCCACCCGCCCCGGCTCTCGCACCCACAGGCGATCGCCGGGCCGTCCGTAGGGGCAGCTGATTTCCTCATGGCTGTTGTCGTCAACGTCAGTCTGAATATCGAGCCAGTGACGCCCATCGTCATCGGTGTAGCAGTCAGACAGACCCCACTCCATGATGTCTTTTCCGCAATGGTCCCAATGCGGGACCTGCTTCACCGGCCTGCGCGTCTGCGTCTTTGCCCCTCCGAGGATCGCGCAGACCATCGGGCCGGAGAAGAGGATGGGGCGCTCACGCATTTGGCACCTCCTCCCAGGTCTGGCCATCGAGGGCGCGGCCCTTGGGCTCGTAGATGATGCTCATGACTTCCTCATTTCCGCGAGTGCGCGGGTAAGGTCCAGGCTGGCGCGGCGGACGGAGCCGCACAGGGCCGTGCCGTTTTCCATGTAGAGCCACGTCGGTTCGCCTGGGCCGCGCTTCCTTTCCTCGATCGTCTCCCGCAGGAGATTCGCCACGCGCAGGAACCGCTGCGCCTCGCCTATCGCCGCCTGAAGTGTCTTTGCGTCCATCTTCCCCTCCTCCGTGTTGTTGTTCCTTCGCTCATTCCCGCCCCGGCTCTCCGGTCCGAGGCGGTTTGAGGGAAGGGTTCACGCCGCCCGGCGGGCGTCGTACTGGAACATCGAGAGCTGCTTCACGGCCTCCTTCGGGGTCATGAGGTTACCAGCGCCGTCGATGTAGACCGCGCCGGAGCAGGCCACGGCAGGAATGACCGCCTTGACCTCGCCCGCAATGTCGGCCTTGTTGTGGTTGTGCTTGTCCAGGGTGGCCGTCAGCTTGGCGTTGACCACCCACTTCTCGTCTCCGTCCAGGCGCACGGCCATGTCGAACATGGCGGTCTGCATGGCCTCAAACAGGTCCTGCACGAAGCGGCCGTTGCCGATGCTCAAGAGCAGGGCCAGGGCCTTCTCCTCGGCGTGGCAGTCCTGGGGCATGCGCAGCAGAGTCAGTTCCTGGATCGCCTCGACGAGTTCCTTGCCCAGCGCCTCGATCTCCTCGCGCATCTCCTGCTCGAACTCATAGAGCCAGGGCTCGGCGTCGAGCATGGCGTAGAAGTCGATCTCGTGCGGAAAGGGCATGCGGCCCTGGGTGTAGGCGCGGAAGGCCGGGTGAAAGAGCGTGGGGCCGCTGGCGACGATGGGGGCGGGGAAGGTCTCCCGCACCGTGGTGGGCTTCTTCTTGGTGGTCTTCATGGGGTGCTCATTTGTGTTTTTGCGGGCCGCCCGCCGGGGAAGTGACGGACGGCCCTGGGTGAGGGAGGCTAGACGGTGTACTCGATGCGGCCCAGGCTGCGGTCGAGCACGTCCATGCTGCTGGACATTTCCTCGATCGCCTGACGCAGCCTCGACGCGAGGTCGACTGAGCGCGGCGGCTGGCAGGCATCCATCGCATTTGCGGTGACACCGGAGCCCATCAGGGCGTCCGCCTTGTGCGCGCTGCGCCGGGACAGCTCTTCGCAGCGCACGGACAGGGATTCCAAGTCCGAAGCTAGGGTGTTGAGTTCGGGGTCCTTGGGGCAGGGTGATGTCTGGTTCATGGTGCGTTGCTCCTTTTGCGGGCCGCCCGCCGGGGGAAACGACGGGCAGCCCTGGGTGAGGGAGGGGCTAGTAAAGACGCGTGTACCCTGACTCGAACGGCTCTGCCGGGGAGTAGGACTTGTATCCGCCATCGTAGACCACGTAGTAGCCGCCAACCTTCGGGTTGTGCTTCCGCACGTACTCCCAATCAACACGGAACGCGGCGTACCCGGACTCCTCCGGCTCAATCATGGCGCTTCCGTCGCTCTCGCGGTTGGGTTCTCCGGCCCCGTCTGGGGTGATGCTCTTGATCTTGAGCGCCCAGACTTCCTTGTGGCACTTGTAGCGGGGCATCTCTATTTGGTCAGATCCCATAGTCCTTGATCCTCCTGGTTGTTGTTGCGGGCCGGTTGGTGGTCCCGGCCCTGGGGTGGGGAGGGGAGATTTAGTCGGCGGTCAGCCTGCGATACACGGCCCGCGTCAGCTCCACATCGGCCCCGCAGTATTTCGCGCAGGCTTCCGCATCGCCAGCCATCCACAGGTCATAGACCTTGCCGCCGTCCATGCCGGGCGTCTTCTCGCCAACGCCCAGGAACTTCGCCAGCGTGTCCAGCTTCGTGTAGTCCCGGCTGTCGCCACAGGCCCACATCAGCATGGTGTCGCGCACGTTGCCTTTGTAGCGGTCAAGGCTGATATGCTGTCGGATAAAGGGCATGTCGTGTTGATGAGCCTTGCGCCACAGCCATTTCATGTCGAAGTTGACGGCGTTATGTCCGATCCAGACAACTTCCTCGCCTGGTATCTCCTGGGCTGCGAACATGGCCTGGGCGAGAAGAGACATGAGCGCGGCCTCGTTGTCTCCGATTAGGGCCACGGCAGGACCATAGTTGAACGCCACACCGATGCACCAGATGCGCCCGGACATACTGTCAAGAGCCTGCTTGCGGTATGCGTCCTCAAGGCCTTCGAACTGCGCAGCGGCAATCTTGTCCGGGTCTTTCAGCCGTGCATCAATCTTGACCTCGTGCAGTTCGGGGCGCACCGGGCCAGGGATGGTTTCGATGTCGATGAAGATTTGCATTGTCGTTCCTCCTAGAACGGTACGTCGTCCATGCCGGTGCTGCTGCCGCCCGCAAAGTCGGGGCGCTTGCCCTGACCCTGGGGCTGATCTTGCTTCGGCTCACAGCTGCCCTTGCCGAGTCCCTGGACGCGCTGCGCGATGATCTCCGTGGTGTAGCGGTCCACGCCGTCCTTGTCCTGCCACTTGCGCGTTTCGATGCGCCCTTCCACCAGCACAAGCGCGCCCTTGGTCAGGTAGTCCCGGCAGAACTCCGCCGCCTTCTCCCACACCTTGACCTTGTGCCACTCCGTCTTTTCCTGGCCGTTGAACTTCTCGGAAGTCGCCACGGACAGTTCGGCCACGGTCTTTCCGCTCTGCGTGACGGTGACGCGCGGGTCTTGCCCCAGGTGCCCGCAGATGATTGCCTTGTTGAATGATGCCATTACGCTGCCTCCAGTTCCTGCTTGCGCTGTTGGTAGATCGCATCCACAGCGGCCTTGTCGCTCACGGCGTACCGGGCCGCGAAGTCTGGGCTGGTCCATTTGGCATCGAGCTGTTCCATGCCCCACTGCTTCACGGCGGCGCGCAGGCCGTCCACATTGATCGGCTCTGGCAGCACTTCTTTGCCGCTGTTCAGCCAGCCAGCGATTGTGCGCCCGGTGTCCTCGGTGATGGTGAACCAATGGTCCTGCTGGAAAAGACCGGTGCGGTCCTTGGTACCGTTGGCCTTTCCCGCGTTCATGGACAGGACGGTGGTCAGCTCGTACTCCACGCCCTCGCGCTGCTGCGCGCCCATGCCGAGCTTCTTGACTTCCTTCTTGCCGTTGGTTTCCACCAGCTCGTGCTTCTGCTTGCTGCGCAGGGTGCAGATGATGTGGCAGGGGCTGCGCAGGATGGCCTGGACAAACGCCTCGTGGCGCGGGTTGACCTTGGACCAGTTGGTGTAGGAGTTGCCCGGCATGGCATCGTGGATTTCCAGGATGCCCCCGGACCCCATCCACTCGTGTGATCCGCTGTCGATGATGATTGTGTCGTACCCGGCCTGTTCCGCGCCCTTGATGAGCTTGACGTACCGCTCCGGCTCAAAGGGTGGGCGCAGTTCGGCCACGTCGAACTCGCACAGGTCGGAGTACAGGCTTGCGCTGCCTTCCTCGGTGTCAATGACCGCGACCTTGCCACCCATGCCCTTGGCGATGAGCAGCGCCCCGTAGGTCTTGCCGCTCCCGCTTGGCCCGTCGATACCCAGGCGCAGTTTGGCTTGCTTTCTCTCTGCCTTTTTAAACATGGCGTTCCTCCTCGTGTTCGCGCATCATCTGCGCGGCTTTTTTCGCTCCGACGGATTCAACAGCCCCGTGAAAGTCCGGCGCAGGCCACTCGACCATCTTCCGCACGTACCCGGCCACCCACTTCTCGGCCTCGCGGCTGCGGCGGTAGGCGGCGCGCGCGGCGTCGTGCTGGGGGAGCTTGGTGGGGGCGGTCATATGCGGAACCTCCGGCCATCTGGGAGGTCCACGTAGTTATCGAAAGCCGGGCGCGGGATGCGTACGTAGGTGACTTCGCGGCGCTCAATGTGCATCTTCATGTGCTGCCCGATGCCCCCCCGCATACCGCACTCCTGACCACAGACCGGGCAAACCGTGCAGGGTCTCTTATGCTTATGGTGTCTGTGTTCGTAGCATTCGATCGGCTTGGTGGTGGCGCTCATGCTGCCCTCCTCGTGCCCTTGATC